GACCTTTTTTTGTAGCTCATCAGTATCAGGCTCAACAGCTAAAAATGAAATACTTTTTAAAACCTTATTAAGGCTTCTAGCTTCCATTCTGTCAATCATTTCCTTATCTAATCCACATATAATTCCTAATACCTCTATGTTAAAATCCTGTTCTTTTAATTTCTTTCTTTTTAACTTCTCAAACTTTTGGTACATTTCTATCGTTATACCTGTCCAATCAGTAGGAACTTCAACTTTCTTTTTTAGTCTTTCCATTTTATTAATATATATAAATTTTTAATAATCGTTTATAAAATATAGTATTGTCCACTATAATTTGTCATTAGCTTGTTTAACGCAACATATCTTATAGCATCTAACAAGTGATCCTTTTGGTTTGTTGCAGGCTTATTAACAATATGTCCGTTCTTATCCGTAAGCCATTTGTAGTGCTTAAATTCGTTTATAGCATTTGTGCTGTTCTTTGTTATGTTTATTTTAAATCTTCTTAATACATCAATACCCATATTAATACTATCTGCCCCTTTCTTAGCACCCTTAATATTGTAGCCTAATCTATGCAGTTCTTCTATTGACTTAGGCTCTGCACTATCTGCAATTATTTCTGTTTGTCTTGTTATATTTAATTCTCTTAGCTTTTCTGCTATATCCTGATTTGTTAATCCTTTGCTATATATTAGCTCATTAATATACAAATTATCGTTTAGCTTATAAACCTCAGCAATAGCAGTAGGATCATTTGAATAACCAAAGTCCATACCAATAGCTATTAGATTAGATTCTAAAGGTATATTATTTGCTATTTCAAATTGTCTAAATATCGTTTCAGTTGGCTGTGCCATATCACCAAGTCCGTATATCTTCCAATAGTTACTATCTAATTCCTTTAGCCTTTCTATTTCCTTTATTGTTTCATCAGGCAAAAAAGGGTTATCTAAATAGGTTGATTTAATAAAGGTACAATCTTCTCTGTTCATTACCTTGTCATATATCCAGCTATAAGGATCTGATGGATTAAAATCTAAATATATATTTTCTGTTGTCCTTAATGATAATTGCACCCAGTCCTCAAAGCTAAATTCATTAGCCTCATTAAGCCATAAAACGTGTCTCTTTCTTCCTCTTATCTTTTGTGGCATATCTACTGAAATAAATTCTATGTCATTACCATTGAGCTTATATGTTAGCTCAGATTTATTGTGATTATCAGGGTTATATAAATTATTTTCTTCTAAGATAGACATTACATCACGATAGGCTGTGCCCTTTAGTGCAGGTAAAGTCTTTCTACATATTGTATATACCTTACCCCTTTCCTGTAATGCTTTTAATATAATTAATTGAGCTAATGAATAGGTTTTACTTGATCTTGTTCCCCCTTGATTTACTACAATTCTTGTATCTGCATTAAGATTTTTCCTTAGAACTATTGTTCCCTTTATGTTCAAAGATTTCAATCTCTATTTTATTTATTTGTTCATTACCACTTGTTAAGTCTATTTCTTGTTTCTCAATATATCCTCTTTTCTTTCCTTGAGTTTTTAAATAGAATATTGTAGCAGCAGTTGAGTTACTTTGTATCTGTTTATGTAATTGGCTTTCTGCAAAGTCTAATGCTACATTTTTAAGCTCATCTACTTTATCCTTAAATTCAGTATCGTTATTATACCATTCATAATAAGTTGTTCTACCAACCCCTACCTTTTTACAAGCAGTAGTTACAACCCCTAATGATTTTTCTAAAGCATCTAGTAAGGCTTTTTTAGTGTGTTCGGTTTTGTTCATTTCTCAATATCTTTTTTATAGTTTTTTGCTTCTACATACCTCTTTTCTAAATCCTTTAAATGCTCAGGATCTATTCTTTTCTTTTCTCTTTTCATTTTAACAGCTCTTATTCTTTCTACTTCTTCGTTTATTTCTAAACATTGCCACATTCTTTGCAAAGAATAATACACAATAGAATACCTGTAGCTACCTTTGTGCATATACTTTATAGGACTAACTCCGTGTAATAAGTCCTGCCCATCAAATATAGTTACTGAGCTATCACCTACTTCTAATGATATATCTATTTCAGGTATAACTAAATGCCCACCCCTAACATCACCTTTAAATACAAGCATATTGCTATATACATTCTTAAAGTTTCCACTATCAAAATGATAATTAAGCTGATTGTTCTTATTTACTATTCCACTTGTAAATACTGTATCTTTAATTATCCATTCCTTTTTTACCTTTTCGTTTACCCTTTTCTTATGATCGTTATAGGTTTCTGGAAAATACTTTCTATAATGGCTTTCTATCTCTCCTGCATATTGGCTTATTAGGTAATGTTCCTTAGGGTGATTCTTTCCCATAGCTGATGCACTACAATAATCTTGCCTGTTTTCTTGTCGTGGCTTATATCCAAATACTGCACTTTGGCTTTTTAATCCGTGTACTCTCCTGCCTGTTCCATATTTTATACTTTGCACTGCTCTCCTTAATTTATCAGGTTTCTTTTCTAATGTTTTGTATAGTAATATAGGCTTGCCATCAAGCGTAATAATGCAATCTTCTTTTATATGTCTATTAACATCAGATAAATGTGCAGTTCTTCTTACAAAGTCTTTTTTGTTTATTTCCTTTCTTGTTACTTCTATTTTCTTCATAAATTCTTATCTCTTAATCTTAGCTCTGCATTTCCTGAGCTTTTTCTTATATACATTGTGCAATAATCAGGAAACATACTATAAATCTTATTAATGCTATCAAATATGTATTTTTTAGTTCTTATTGTTTGTAGTCCTCCCTCCTCTTTAAAAAATTTAGACTTTATTGTTATATAATCAAATCTAATTACTATTTTGTTCTTAATGTATTGCCTTATGCTATATTCGTAATCCTCTCCGTGATTCGTTCTTCTTTTTAAGAAAGGATCGTGTTCAATAATTACACCAAATATACCTCCACATATATAACATAGTTTCTTATATACTCTGTATTTCATAAAATAACCGTTTGCAGCAGCATACAAGCCAAAAAATTTAGCATTTTTTTCTTCGCATAAATCAAAGCCTTTAATAATAAATTCTTCTTCTAAGCTATTTATTGGCTTTAATTTACTTTCATTCTTTAAAAATATTCCGTCAAGATCATCGTCCATCATTATAACTCTTTCTCCCTCATTATAATAATTTTCTATAAAATTTCTTTGCTCACCTATTGTAGGCACACCAACAACAATTTTATATTTATTACCTAAACTTTTTTTGTATATCTTTTCCTCATCTTTGTCAGCTACAAATATTGTTACCCTATTTATATCTATATTTTGCTCATCTAATATTCTTAGGCTTTTTTTCTTTATTGTTTCCGATCTCTTATAAGATGGAATAGCTATTTTATAATCCATTTTTAAAATAGTTTTTCATTAATAAATTAACTACTTCCGTATTATCGTTTAGGTTTTTGTCCTCTCTTATCTTTTCAAAATTTTCTAAAGCATTTTTAAAGTCATCACTATTATAATACAGCACTATTTGTTTTATTTGTGCGTTTATATAGGTATCTATTTCTGATGCAAACTTATCTTCATCTATTTTCTTGTCCTTTGGATCATCATCTTCTACCCATACATCTAAACCCCATTCATTTAGCTCATTGTTGTTCCATTCGTTAGCTAATATATCCCAATCCCAATCACCAAAACTTGCGTTATCCTTAATTATAAATTGGTTTTTTTGTTCTTCGCTTAATTCGTTTACCTGTATATAATGCACTTCTTTAATTCCTAATTCCTTAACAGCCTGTAATCTCATATTGCCACCAAGCACAACTAAGTCCTCATCTACAACAATAGGTCTTAGCTCAAGCATCTTTGGTAGCTCTTTAATAGATTTTTTGAGCTTTTCAAATTTATCTTTTTTAATTGTTCTAGGATTTTTTGGATTGAGCTTTAATTTGCTTACCTCAATCGTGTTTATTTTTGCTGATTTCATTTTCGTATAAGTATTTATTAATATTTTCTAAGTGTTGTATTCTACAATATGTATTAAATTGTTTTTCTGTTTCTGCTCTTGTATGACATTCTCTACATAAACAAACTAAATTCTCAATATAGTCCATACATTTAGATCCTCCTAAGCCTCTTGCTTGTATATGGTGTATATCCTTTCCCTCAGCTCCACACATTTCACAAGCAACTC